AGCAGCCTCTGCATAGAGATAGCCCTGCGGCACGTAGCCAAACACATCATCTTTTTTGATGTTGTTGTACCCACGATTAGCCGCAAATTTCATAGAGAACGCTCCGGGTGCAGCACTCTTTATGTCATATATCTTATCATCTATCTTAACATCATACGTACCGCGAAGAGTAGTGCCTCCTATGTCTAGGCTAACACTTTCCTGTTCACTCTGTATGTTTATACCAGCAGCTTTCATAACAGTAACTGCAATAGCCTCTATCATATCACCGAATAGAAACTTCATTACGAGGGTGTAGTCTACATCTTCCTGTACATCATCCCTCATGCCCATCTTCTGTTGGCAAAGGGGTTTACCTACGCCAGACATGCGTACCTTTATATCCGGCTTTTCGCTAAACTGCCTCTCAATAGCAGAGCCGCACATCTCCTTAAACTCTTCGACAAGGTGAGGGGGAAGGCCATCGCCCTCTCCCCTCGACGCTTTCTCAAGGAAATGCTGTACTTTATGTAGCAGCATACTCGACACTATGCACTCTCAAGCTCTTGTGCAATGTCGAGGTCTTCCCGCGCTAGTACAGTGTCTTTGCGTTCATTGTACTGCTTCAATACGCGAGTGTTCCACTTGCTAATGTCTTCCATAAAGGTATTGAGCAGTTCAATATCTTTATCTGTTACCTTAACGGACTGTGGTTTATCAAACACAGGGGTGTAGTAGATAACGCTACCATTTACATTACGCTTAGTCGCTATCTTAACCTTCTGACCAAACATAATCTTATTAGAGGGAACCTCACGAATGTACGTGTTTACAGGCATAAAGGCAGAACCACGGGCAGACCAGATAAACGGTGTGCCTTTAAGATCTACCTCTTCACCATCTGCAGTAGCAGCACCCTCTGCTTTAGTGACTGTACCATAGATAACTTGTGTACACTTAATACTCTTCTGTATAGCGTGTTCCAGAGAGTTGGTGGACAGGTTAGCTATCTCATCCTTGGCGAGTTTACCACACTTATTACCTCCGCTGGTATCAGGGAAGTCATCACTAAGGGAGGGTGCAAGAACTGTACGGATAGAATCTTCCGGGTTCTCTTGGTTCCACAAGTCATAGGAATAGTAACGTACAAAGAACCGTGCTTCAATTTCTTTTGAGTACACAGTCTGATCTCCTACCCGTAGGCGGAAGGAACCTTTGGGCAACGTGTCACCCTCTTTGTTCTCGTTCTGCTGCTCAATGGCTAATCGTGGTAGTCCAGCCGCTACTTCAGGACGGCTATTGTCTACCTGCCCGATCATGGCAGCTACCTTAGCAAGGTTTTCTTCGTTCACTTCATCAATTTTCATTAGTTCGCTCATTTATTTATCTCCTGTAAATTGAGCCAGTCGGTGCCTATTTTCAATTCTATCTCAATAGGCATATCAAAGTCAATACCAAATTCTCTACTACATTCTTCCGGTATACAAAGCATACTCCTCCTTAATAAATCTATCATCTGATCTTTCTCGTCTGGATGTACATCCATTATGATCGAGTCGTGGACTGTATTTATAATCCTGCTCTTAAACTTTGGGTCTACCACAGCACGTAGACTTTTGTGCAGCCGTATCAGGGCTAATGGTAGAAGGTCAGCCGTAGCAAACCCCTGTACTGGGTAATTTTTAATTGATGTAGCTCCTACCGCCGTACCATGTCGCGTATACTTTGCGTAAGGAAAAGCATATTCTCTGCCAGAGGGGAGGACTATGTTCTTTGTAGAAACTGCCTCTTCCTGTAGCTTGTCATGCCATTCAGTAACGCCCTGATACTTGTTTCTAAATGCTGCGTAGTAGGACATCTCACGATTAGTCCCTAGCACACCACCGTACAGAGGTTTGAATGTGTGTGCCTTCGCATCTTGCCTAGTAACGCCCATTATATCTGCAGTATACTGGTGAACATCGAAGCCGTTCTTTACCTCATCGTAGATTACAGGGTCTTGTGATAGGAACCCAGCTACACGGAACTCTAGTTGTGAGTAGTCACCTTCTAGGATATAACCCCCATCATGTCTAGACACGATAGCTTCTCTTGCGGGGAAGGTTGTACCTCTTGGCATGTTCTGAAAGTTTGGTCTGCTTGACGATAGTCTGCCAGTAGCGGTGACGCATTGATTAAAGTTAGGATGAATAAAGCCTCTAGCATCTTGATACTTCTCCAAGCTATCTACAAACGTGTTGAGATACGTCCTGATCATAGAGTACCTAGTATATTTATCTACAAACTCTCGCGCATCACCACTTAAATCAAGTCTTATCTGTGCAAGGGTTTCCTTGTCTGTTTTAAATCCTGCTGCCGCAGTGTCCATAGGCCCTCTGGGTATTACCCGTAGCCCTGCTGCTTCTCTTAGCTTGGTGTATATAACGCCCACGCCTCCGCATTCCTTACACTTGCTTGCATTCTTACTCAGCTTACCTGACTTCAGGTAGTACCTATTCTTACCAAAACCAGAACACTCAGGGCATTGTTCTCCTCTTGTCTTAGCAACAGGAGGGGCTAATGATTTAACAGTAGCACTAAAGATAGCAGGAGACATATTAGTCTTTCTTTTCTGTCTCTTTGTATGTCCTCTCTGCTCAGTCCCTATGTTAAACTTTTCTTTCCACCCTTTCTTATCAGTAACTTTTCTTGAATAGAGTAGTATACTTCTATCATCAGGACTATCAAGGTTAATCGGAGTATCGCCCATAGCACGTTCAGCAATATCCATAAGGTCGCAGTACAAACCATCATATTCTTTTTGATAGTCTGCTTTAATAGTTGCGAGTTTTTCATTGGATATCTTTATTCCAGCCCTCTCTATATCTATGAGGACATCAAGCATCTCCATGCTCAGTTTAATAACTTGCTGCAAAGGAAGCCTCCTGTGTCGGCCACAACATTTTTAACTCGGCTAATTGAGATTGAGCTAATTCAGTAGTTGTCTGCACATCAGCTATACAATACTCTCGCACTATATCAGGCGGCATATCTTCATAGGACACCTTGTCCTTGATGTACTGGTCTGTGAGGTCTGTTCTCTTTTCAGGTAGACTTCTACGTTTAGCACACTCTGCAAGACTAATTGATTTTTTAATGCCTCGGTTACAGAGATACTCAGCTATCATAGTATCCCACAGTATACCATCATACTTAAAGCCACACTCCCTAAGCCACCGCAGATCAAACTTTAGATTGTGTCCAACTAAACAGGTTGTTTCATCTAGTTTCTTCTGCAGTTTCTTTGCGGCATCTGGTGTAGGATCGCACTGGTTGTGATAGAAAAACAATTCATTTGTTTCTATCGTAGATAGATCAGATGTAAAACTCCTGTACCCTACAAAGACTATCTGTTGTCCATTGTAAGGTGATGACGTAGAGTTTTCAAAGTCCATAGTTGTTTCTATGTCAAGTACAGTAATCATGAGAATATATCCCTGTCTCCGTCTCTTCTTAATACAACGGAACCGTGCCAACCATTTATCTTGTTCTTGGAGAACTTGATAGTTCTAAAGTCTTCATGTTCAGCTATTCCGATACCTATAATTATGTCAGCCTCTCCAGCCTTACCTGTCTTACTACCATCTAACATGGAATAATCAATTGTCTCTCTACCATGTGCATCGTAGGACGCTTGGGAGATAGCCCAGACTGCTACATCGTGGCGCTTGGCTAGCTCTCTGGACCTGCAGTACAACTCCTTCAGCCTCTCATCGCCCCGTGAAAACTCACCGTCAATCCTTATCTTATCTAGCTGGTCTATGAAGATAACATCAACTTCATTGCGTGTACAGTAGTCTTCTATCTCCTGTACGGAAGTGCCTACACAATCCATGAAGGATATGTGCGGTAGAATATCATCCTGATATTGCTGAATAAATCCTTCCTTGTCCTGTAGTACCTCTAGTCGAGACTTTTCCAGTATAGACTTGGCTACGCGCATCCTAGTTTTCTTTACAGGCTCTTCGTTACCCCAGTAGGCTACCTTAAACCCATTCTTCACGTACCAGCCTGACAACCAAGCGGAGAAGCTAGTCTTACCTACCTCTGGCCGCGCAAAGATCACACCAAGATTTTGTCGATCAATGCCGGGAACGTAATCACGTAGTTGTGTAGGAAAGATAAACTCAGGGTCACGCTCGAACTCCTCAAGACTGTCTGCTATGTTCTCTTGTAGTATAGTATAAGTTTTAGAGCCTTTTATCTCGTTGTCTTTTAGTTCTTCTACATTGTTGAGAAGAGAATTAGTATCGCTAGATTTACCAAGAAAAATGTCAAGTGCTTCCTCCCCTATCTGTTTAGCTTTTACCCTCTTCCAGAAGCTGTGCAGAACATCAGCTACTAGGTCCGGGTTTATCTGCACATCTTTTAAACTGTCTATCTGCTCCCGTGCGCTAATCTTAGCTGCTTCAGGCATAGCAGGGTAACGCTCTTCGTGTGATAGTGCTACGTCTGCTAGTGTAAGATCACCCTCATACGTTTTGTGTAGATCACTAATTGTGTCTACTACAGTAGATACTTCCTTTGCAAAATACTCCTTCTTAATTAAACTCGCTACTCTGTTGTAATTATCTTTTTGTAAACAAGCTACCAGAACAGCTTTGTCTATCATACCCTTAATACCTCTCTCGCCTGTGTTTCATCCAATTTCTTCAAGTCTCTCTCAAGTATTGCTATTTCTACCTTGTCTCCTATTAAGTGATTAATCCTGCTGGCTATGTCTACAGCTTTAAGTGACGCATCCTTATCCAGAGCAACTGTAACTTTGTCAAAAACATTTAATTTAGACAGGACGTTGATTGACATGTTTGTACCAAGTAGCGCGACACCAGTTGCAAAGCTAGATACAGATGTGGCAGAAGCGCAGTCTTCAACAACTACAGCGTGTTTATGCTTACCGCAGGTGTAAGGCACACTACAGCTACCATATCTGTACCACTTAGGTCCAGCATGTAAACCCTGTCCAATGTATCTTCCTGCTGCATCTACCACCCTGTTACCCTCTTTTACAAGAAAGACTGCTCTATCTCTTTTGTAGTCGTAGCGTATGTCAGCTAACCCGTTCGACCAAGCCGCAGAACAGTTATTGTCGGTCAGATAGTCATAGAAGTTCTGTGGGCAGTTATTCTTACGCCAATTCTGTTTCTCTACCTCAAGCCCTACAGGTACATTAGGCTCTAGCATCTCATTAACTATAGAGAATGAGCTTTCAGTTAGTCCTTCTTTAATAACACCACCTTTAGTACATTCAGCATGGAAACAATAATATTTAATACAGTCTGTAAACTTAGTTACTGATAGAGTATTATTACCATTACATACAGGACAGTTTAATCTTTTAGAAGTACCTAAAGGTATATCTAAACTATATATGTAATCTTTAATAATATCTATAACCATATCAGTATCCTCAATATCGGGACGCGGCAACATGCCTCCTAGCATGGATAAAAAGGAGTGTCAACCCCTAAATAACGCTTGACCCCAAATTAATTTTAATGTAGGGTGGTGTTCCCTTTAACAGCGGAGGTGAATTATGTTCACCCTATTCAATCGAAGGCTCACGAACCCGGACCATACGCGGCGTATCATAGAGGCCACTGTTCAGGATCAATTCTTCACTGTAGAGTTTACTAAGTCGGATGGTTCATTCCGTAAAATGAATTGTCGGCTAGGTGTAAACAAACACAAGAAGGGCGGTAAAGACTGTAACACTAACAAGAACATGCTGACTGTGTGGGATGCTTACTCAGAGGGCTACAGGAACGTCAACATGGATACTATTACAGCTATTACATCTAATGGTGTGAGGCATGAGTATGAGTAGACCAATGCATAGTAAGGAGTTTATAACTAAGGTGTTTGAACTTAGTAGGACAGAGAACCTGTCGGCTAAACAAATAGCAGAGATTTTGTCACCCGAATACAAGCAATACCGTGGTGTTAATATGACACGCAATGCTGTAATAGGTATTCTGAATAGGCATGATGACAGGTTTATTCATCTAAGCAAGAAAGAAGTAAAGCGCATAAACTTC